TTCAACAGCAGTAATGGAGATGATGCAAGACAAGCCAGATGAGCTTGTTGATATTATTGAAGCAACTGTCTACAACCCTGAAAAAAAGGTTTATGAGTACGTTATTATTGAAGAGAACACAAAACACGTTATCTTTGAAGACTACTTTGATGTTTCACCTTGGATTGTATTTCGTTGGTCAAAGGTTGCTGGTGAAAGATATGGTCGTGGCCCTATCATGACAGCATTGCCTGATATTAAGACAGCTAACCAAGTTGTTAAGTTTGTATTAAAGAATGCTGAGAAAGAGATTGTCGGAGTTTACACAGCTGTTGATGATGGTGTTCTTAACCCTTGGACAGTCAACATTAAATCAGGAGCAGTTATACCCGTAGCAGCTGAAGGTTCTTTATCTCCGTTACAGTCGGGTGGTAATTTTAATGTTAGTGAATTAATATTAGGAGACCTTAGAGAAAATATTAAGAAGGCATTGTTCCATGACCAACTTGGCCCAATGGAAGGCCCAACAAAATCAGCTACTGAAGTTTCAATTAGGCAGCAAGAACTTATGTCAGACATTGGTTCATCGTTTGGTCGATTGCAAATGGAGTTTATTAACAAGCTAATCAAAAGAGCTATAGATATTCTTCAGCGTAATGGAAAGATAGAACCAATAAAGGTTGGTAATCAGGTAATTACTATTAAAGTTATCTCGCCATTAGCACAGCAACAAGATATGGATGAGGTTAATAAACTTGCTCAATTTGTTCAGTTTGCAAATATGGTGGGTGAAGATGCTGTAAGGATTGGTCTTGACCTTGAAGCATTTCCAGAGCATATTGCTAAGTTACTTGGTGTTGACTCAGAGCTTGTAAGAGATAAACAAGAAAGGGAAGCTGTAAAGCAGCAGATGCAAGAAACAGCAGCAATGGCTCAAGCAGCAGAAGCCGCAGCTCAAAATCCTGAACTGGCTCAACAAGTTATGGGGCAAATGAGTGAATAAAGACTTTGACGCAATGATAGCACGTTTGTTTAAAACTCCTGATGGTAAGAAAGTTCTTAGTCATTGGGAGGAGCGTTATATTAAAGCCCCTGTGTGTGTGCCTACTCAGCCATCTGAACAAGGTTTCTATAGAGAAGGTCAAAACAGTGTAATACGCACTATACAAAATGCCATTAAACGAAGAGAACATGGCGATTATTTACCACAAGGAGACAATAATGAGTGAAGAAGAGACGTTATTAAATGAACAAGAAGTAGCACCTGAAGCTACAACTGAAGCTACAACTGAAACTATTGAAAAAACTGAGGTAACTACTGAAGGCTGGATGATGAGCGAAGAGATTAAAGGAGAGGGTGAAGCTCCTGAATGGTTTAAATCTAGTAAATATAAATCTGTATCTGACCAAGCTAAAGCCTATGCTGGACTTGAATCTAAGTTAGGAGCATTTACTGGTGCGCCTAGTGATGGTTACAAAGTAGAAATGCCTGAAGGAGTGCCAGATGATGCTATAAGTGCTGATGACCCAATGTTAGCAAACTTTAACGATTGGGCTGCTGAAGCTGGATTATCGCAAGAGAAACACACAGAGCTTATGGGTATTTATGTTAATGGTATGTTTGAATCACAACCTTCTATTGAAGATGAAATGAAACGAATGGGTAAAGATGCTCCACAACGCATCAACAATTTTACGTCATGGGCCAAGGCTAACTTTGATGAAAGTGAGTTTGGAGTATTACAAGGATTAGCTACCACAGCAGATGGTTTTGGTATTCTTGAGAAGATGCGTAGTATGTCAAGAGAAACTGATGTTGCAGCTCCTAGCAATACACAAGCGTTGGATAATACTTCAAAAGAAGCATTGTACGAATTGGTTGGAGACCCAAGATATGAAACATCTCCAGCATTTAGAAAAGAAGTCGATAAGAAGTTTACAGATTTCTTTGGTAGTCAAGCTCAAAGTAACATTAGGCAGTGAAATATTGTATCGATGAAGTAATAGATGCTGTTCATCATGTCAAGCAAGAATCAAGACATAGTGAACAGTTTTTACATCATCATTCAACCCTCATAACTTTAGAGTTAATGAAGTCATGGGGGATAACGCAAATAGCAGTTCCATCAGCAAAAATAAAAAATACAAATAAATAATACAAAATAACATTGCATTTGTAGTAAAATACATCTAACGGACACTCTTGTCTAAGACCCGTATTCATAAGTCAAGCAGCTTGTAAAAATTGCTAGATTCAGCCCTGAATACGGAAACCTGAATTGAAAAACGAAACTTTAATTTAATTTAGGAGAAAGACAAATGTCTATCAGTCTATCAAGTGCAGCTTCAGCGGTTTTTGACGCAGAAGTAAAGCACGCTTTCCAGACAGCTGGAAAACTCCGTAGTTTAGTGCGTCTTCGCACTGGTGTTGTAGGTGATACTTACAATTTTAGAACTATGGGTAAAGGACTAGCAAATCAAAAAGCTAGTCAAACAGATGTAACACCAATGGACATCTCACACGCTAAAGTAGCAGCAACCCTACAAAACTGGGTAGCTGGTGAATATACGGACGTGTTTGATGCTCAAGAAGTAAACTTTGACGAAAGAAAAGAACTTGCAGAGACTATTGCTGGCGCAATGGGTCGTAGAGCAGACCAATTAATTTTGGATGCTTTGTCAGCTGGTTCAACTATTGTTCATGGTTCTGCTGGTCTTACATTAGCAAAAATCACAACAGCTTCTAAAACCTTAAATGATAACGGAGTACCATCAAATGACCGTATTCTTTTAACTTCAGCAGAAGGTATTGCAGACTTAATGGCTGTAGAGCAAGTAACTTCAGCAGACTATTCAACGCTTCGTGCTTTGATGTCAGGTGAAATCAACACTTACATGGGATTCAATGTCGTTATGATGGAAACTCGTGCTGAAGGTGGACTAGCTAAAGCATCGACTACTCGTGATTGTTTCGCTTTCCATAAATCTGCTATTGGTTGTGCAATCGGTCTTGATATTTCAACGGAAGTTAACTACATTCCAGAGAAAACATCTTGGTTATCTTTAGGCAAATACAAAGCTGGTGCTGTCACTATTGACACTGCTGGAATAGTAAAAGTCGAAATCACTGAATAATAGGAGTTTATTATGGCATTTAGTGCATCTACATTCGCAAGAATGACAACATCAGCAAACAGTGCAATCCCATGTATGTGGGGTTACTCAACAGCTGATGCAACAGCAGTAGTGGACTCAGCTGGTTACTTTAATGCAGTAGCTGGTGACGTTCAAGTTGGCGATATAATTATGGCAAACACTTCAACTGGTGGTACGTTGGCAGCTGGGCTTTACCTAGTCTCTGCTAATAGTGGCACAGTAGTTGACGTTAATGACGCTTTGGTTATAAACGCAACTGACTCTGACTAAATAAGTTAAGCCCCTTCGGGGGCTTTTCTCACTTTATGAGCAAAGAAGAACAGAGACATCCACCACAACCTCCTAAATCTCCCTTTAGTTTATGGCTAATGTAAAGAATTACACATCTATTGATTTAGCATCAAATGCATTGTTGCTAATTGGTGAAGAAACTATATCTTCATTTACAAATGATACAACAGCAGCCCTAGTAGCTGCAAATTTATACGATTTAACATATGAAAGTTTATTAACCTTACACCCTTGGCGGTTTGCTTCAACGCAAATAGTTTTGTCAAGGCTTACAAGTACACCAGTCAGCACTTGGAAATATGCATATCAATTGCCAGCTGATTTCTTAGTAGCACAGCATGTAGATAATTCAACTGATATGTACCAAATCTATACTGATAAATTATATTCTGACAATACAACAATCACATTAGATTACACATTTAAGCCAGATGAAAGTTTTCTTCCAGCTTATTTTTCAGAATTACTTGAGTATCGTTTAGCATCATTGTTTGCTATTCCAATTACTGAAAGCACTACAAAAGCAGAATATTATGCAAGTTTAGCTGCAAGACAGTTAACTAAAGCAAAAACAATAGATTCGCAAATGTCACCTTCTTCTGCTCCAGCTGGTAATTCTCCATTGATTAATGCTCGGTCATAATGCCTAAAGTTTCACTTTCTCAAACATCATTTACAGCTGGCGAGTTAGACCCTCGATTAGCAGCTCGTCATGACTATGATGGTTACTACAAAGGCGCAGAAACTTTAACTAATGTTATTTGTTTAGGACAAGGTGGTGTTGCAAGAAGAAGCGGTATGAAATATGTTGATTCCGTAAGTAGTAATGGCTATCGACTTGTAACATTTGAATTTAATACGACACAGACATATTTATTATTTTTTCAACATCTAAAAATGTATGTCTATAAAGATGGTGTGAAACAAGAAAACTTTAATGGTGGTAGTGACGATTTCATAGTAACACCATTTACATCAGCTCAAATAAGAGAGATAGGTTTTACGCAGTCAGCTGATACATTAATTATATGCCATCCATCTCATAACCCTCAAAAAATAGTAAGAGGTAGTTCACATTCGACGTGGACAATTTCAGCAATAGTTTTTAAAAATCAACCAACTTTTGATTTTGATGGAGGTTATGAAGGTAAAAAATATACGCCAACATTTACTTCTGGTGGTGTAAATCAGCATTATCTTGGTAATACAATGCAAATAACACAAGAAAATATAGGTAATCAGTCTACAACTTATAACTTTGCCAATAGCACGCATCTTGGCGGAATAATAGAATTTAATGGCGGACTTATAAGAATTACTAACGTCAGTAATAGTAATGTATTTGAAGGAACATTATTAAAAGAATTTCTTAATGCTGATACTACTGACGGGCCTGATGTAAATATAGAAAACCCAGTGTGGACAGCAGCTCGTGGTTATCCAAGCACTGTGACGTTTCATGAAACAAGGCTTTGGTTTGGTAATTCAACCTCAAAACCTCAAACATTATGGGCTAGTGTTATTGGTGATTTTTTTAATTTTGATAGAGGCGTTGGAGCTGATGATGATGGTATAGATATTACATTAGACACCGACCAAGTTAACGCTATTCATCATATTGTTTCTAGTCGACATTTACAAATATTTACATCAGGTGGTGAATTTTATATTCCAGAGTCACCAATTACTCCATCAAATGTTCGTGTTCCAAGACAAACAAGATTTGGAGTTTTAAAAAATGTTGCCCCTATTACTGCTGATGGCGCAACCATGTTTATTCAAAGGAACGGCAAGCAAGTGCGTGAATTTAATTTCACATACACTGAAGCGTCTTATGTCTCCTCTGAGGTGAATTTGCTTGCCCCTCACATAACAAACGCTCCAGTTGCTATGGCAAGTCAAACAGGTGACGTAAACAACGAAGGAAATTATATATATGTAGTTAATGGTGATGGCACTGTTGGTGTATTTATTTCAAACCGAGATGAAAAAGTTATGGCTTGGACAAAGTTTGTAACTGATGGCACTATTTTAGATGTGGCTGTTGTTGAAGATTTAATTTATTTTTATGTAAGAAGAGTAGATGGAAGTGGAGACAATGCAGAATTTATTGAGGTTTTAGACCCACTTTATCATACTGATAATTCTATTAAAATTAATATAGGAAGTACTTTAACTAAAACAGTTTCAGGTTTAACTCATTTAAATGGTATTTCTTGTCGTGTTCGAAATAATAGTTATTTATTGCCTGATGCTACTCCATCGTCAGGAGTTATTACTTTAGCAATAGCTGATTTTAATTTAATTGAAGTTGGTCGTAATTTTGACAGCACTATTAAAACAATGCCAGCCAATGTTAATATGCCTACTGGTACAAACGCTACTAAGAAAAAGAAAATTTCAAGAGTATCACTACAACTTTATGAATCTTTAGGTGGTGAAATTAATAATAAAAAAATACCATATGTTCGCCTTGGTCAACAAAATCTAGCTAATAACCCTCCAGCTCCTTTTACTGGAATTAAAACTCTCCCACTATTAGGTTATACAAAAACAGCACAGGTTACAGTTACGCAAACTGACCCTTTAGATTTTACTTTATTGGGTTTAACAATTGAATTACAGGTGACAGGATAATGGAAATAATTGGAGCAGGACTTGGACTAGCAGCATCAGGCCAAGCAGCAAAAGCACATAAAGAAGCTGGTCGGGCAAATGCAGTAGAATTAAGAGACCAAGCAAAGCAAGCTGAAAGTAAAGCAAAAGGCGAAGAGCTAATACGATTACAAAATTTACGTCAAGCTCTATCTACGCAAAAAGCTTATTGGGCTGCTGCTGGAATTGATTCATCAACAGGTTCAGCAACAACTATTAGTAATGTTTCTAAAAATAATTTTGAATTAGACCAAGGAACTGCTTTAATTAATACAAGAAGTCTTATACGTTCTTTTAATAATAAAGCAGAAAATTCAATCAAAATAGCTAAATATAAAGCTAGAGGTTCATTGCTTACAGGGTTTGCAAACTTTACTAGCGCTGTAGCTAATTCTGCCAAACCTACCTCTTCTTCTCGTTCTTCTGGTAACCCACACCAATAAAACTTATGGCATTTGAACAATACAAATTTACTCAAACAAGGCAAGTTCAGCCAGCTGATATGAGTGAAGCTCGTGTTTGGGAATCTCTAGCCAATACTATGGATAGGTTCTCAGCTCAAATAAGTTCTATTAATAATGCAAATTCAGCTAAAGCCAAAGGTGTTAGAAATGCTCAAGACTCATTGGATGGTATGCAAGCTGGTACTATTGCTGGTGGTAAAGGTGTTTTAGAGTTTATGGATGCTGGTAATGCCTACAATGATGCCTATAACAGAGGAATATCCGCCTCTTATGAAGCTGGCATAACAAACCAAATTAATGAAACATTATCTACTGCTTTACAAAACAATTTATTAAACCCTGATGGCTTTGCTACTGAGGCTTTAGCTTTAGATAAAGTTTTAACAGAAGGTAAATCTGATTATGAAGTTGCTGTAATAAGGTCAACTTTAGAAAGACTTTCTATTCAAGCTCAAACAACAATTAATGGCAATGTTCAGACTAAAGTTAAAGAAGGCCAAGTAGCTGAAATTCTTACAGCAAATAATCACAATACTACAGAAATGGAAAACATGGCATATCTCGGTGAAGCTACCGATGAAGTCATGGCAATTTATAATATAAGAAATGACAATGCAGTTGGTGCTAATTTAATTAGTGCGTCTTCTGTTGCTAAACAACAAGTTCTGTTAAAAGAGGCTTTAGCATTAAGAAGTACAGAAGGAGCATTTGACAGGTTGTTAGCAGAAGATGGTATTGCAGCAGCTACAGCAGCTTTACAAGAATACAAAGATGACCCAACTATCATTGATGCTCCATTAGCTAAAAATCAAAATCTTATTAACGAGTTAGACCGTAAAGTAGTTAACAGCCAAGCAATAGCTAAAATTGGAGTAGAGGCAGCAATCAAAGAATTAGAAGCTGGAAACTCTAACCTTGATATTACAGCTTTGGCAGCCACAGTTAAAGGCACATCATTAGAAGCTCCACTTATAAATGCACAAGCTATCTCAGAAGACTCAGCTGCGTTTAAAGGTTACAACTTTGTACAAATGGACATAGCAGAGCAAAGTGCTTTAAAGAACATTCCTGAAGGTACAGTAAAAGAAGCATTGCTTAAAAATTATGCTGAGATTCGTAAACATACTACAGATATGTTAAAAGAAGACCCTTACGCTTTAGCACTTGAAACAGGTGTTGTTACTGGTACTTCTTTTGATTTAGCTGACCCTAAGACTTTACAAGCTAGAGTTGCAGAAGCAGAAGCAGCTTCAGATTTCTATGGTGTCAAAGTTCCTCCTATGTCTCAAGCTGAAGCGGATGGCCTTCGTTATATTATTAATGAAGGCAATGTAGAAGACAACATGGCAGTGTTTCAACAACTTGCTACTGGATTTGGCTCTGAAACAGATGAAGTATATAAGCTAATGTTTACAGAAGGTGGCGGTGCTTTTGCTGCTGCAAGTGGCATGATGTTACAAGGCGATGCAGATACTACTAAATTAATTTTAAAAGGCCAAGACCTTATTAAAAATGACACATATCCAAACATATTAAAAACTGCTAACACTGAGTCTAGTGTTAATACACTTATTGATGCTGCGTTTGGCGGTGCTTATGTTGAAACACCAAATCATATCGAAATATTAAGAAGTGGAATAAGAGCAGCATATGCTCAATTAGCTGCTGAAAATGGAAACTATGATGCTACAGGTGGCATAGATGAACCAACACTAGAAAAAGCAATTGATAAAGTAACAGGCGGAATTGTTGAATTAGAGTGGAATGAGTCATCAGGTCTTATCGGAGGTTTTACTGACGCTAATTATTCTATAGAAGTGCCAAGAGCTGGAATGGATGCTGGTGATGTAGAAGATTGGATGGAGTCTATTACAGAAGCTGATATTGACTCTATGGGCGGTGTTGCCAATATGAAGTCAGCTGAAGTCGCTAAGATTGTAAATTTAGGCAGAGCTAAATTGCATTCTGTTGGTCATGGACAGTACACATTAAGAAATATGACAGGTAACTGGTTTACTACAGCTGGGGAAGATGAAGAGTTTAAGCCATTTGTATTAACTTATATTCCACCACCACCAGTATCAGCCAAGGTTGCTGTTGGGATAGACAAATACAAAGATATAGCTCCAGCTAAATTAATTTGGGAGCAAGTATTAGACAATACTGAGGTTAATGAAGATGACCCAATAGATGAGATGGAAACCAGTATTTTAGGTGATTCTGATTTTTTAAATTTAAGAGACTTAGCTGGTGAGCTAGAAGACCAATGATTAATTTTGACCAAGTAGGGCTAAAAAATAATTCAGACAAAGCTTTAGCTTCCGCAGCTTTAGCTGAGACAGACGACATTGCCAATATGGGTGAAGTGCTGTCAGCCAAACTTAACTACATAGTAAATGAAGATTTAGGTATTTCTAAATTTTTTACCCAAACAGCTGGAAGACGAGAGCAGTTTAAAAAGTTATATGACCTTACTGGTGATGAGAAATGGAATGTTAGTTTGATGAGTGAAAACTATTCTAATATTACTTACGACAGTGAGCTTGATTTAACGCCTGTAAAAACAAGAAGAAACCAAGACACTTATGAAGCCTCTGTTGATGAGATTAAAGCATTACAAAAACAATATCCTAATTCTGATATTTTAACTCCTGATGAGTTAGCTTTTTCAATTGCAGAAAGAGCCAGACTTAATAGAGAAGAAGTATCTCGTTTAGTATCACGCTCATCAAGTAATGTTGATTTAGTTTCTAATATAGTAAGTATGGGTGGTTATTTCCTTGACCCAGTAGTTTTAGCAACGCTTCCTTTTACTGGAGGAGCAAGTGTTGGTCGTGGAATTGTAGGCAATGCTTGGAGAAGTTTTAAGATTGAGACTGCTGTAGCTGGTGCTGCTGAACTAGCAATTACTCCTCAAGTTGCTGAATGGAAAAAAGAGATTAACAGTCCGTTCACATTACAAGATGCAGCATTTAGAATTATAGGTGCTTCAGTTGGAGCTGGAGTTGCTCGTGGTACTGGTAGTGTTGTTCTAGACTCAACTCAACTCTTTAGAGCATCAAGATTATTAAAGAAACAAGGCAACAACGCAGACGCAGCTATAGTAGAGAATTATGCCAAAGTAGTAGAAGGAGTAGAGCCTGAAGCACATAACGCTCATGTCCAAGCATTTCAAGCTTCAAGACAAGCATTTGAAGAAGGTCGTTTTATAGAAACTGCTGAGATTGAACGTATTTACGCAGCTCATGATGTAGCTGTTCCAGAAGCAGTAAGAACATATCATGGCTCAAAAGCTAAATTTGAAAAGTTTGACCAAAAGTTTATGGGTACTGGCGAAGGTAATCAAGCCTTTGGTTATGGACATTATATTGCTGAAAGTAGAAGTGTAGCTCAAGGTTACAAAGAAAAAATTGGTGGTGGCAGAATGTTTCAGGCATTAGAAATTAACGGTGAGTCAGCATCACGTTATTTTGATGTAGATGAATTCGCAGAAGACACACTAATAAAGTTACATAAAAATGATGGAGATGTAAAAAAAGTTAAACGTTTATTAAAACAAGCTAGTAAAGAAAATCCAATCAAAGGTTTAAGAGAGCGTGCAAAAAAACAACATACTTTTTTAACTAAATTTGCAAAAGAAAACAATATTACATTTAAAGGTAAAGGGCAATTATATGAAATAGATGTTCCACAATCATCTATCGACAAAATGATAGATTTAGACAAAACAATTGACATGCAAAATCCTTATGTTAAAGGCATTTTAGTAGACATAAGAAAAGAACTAGGTACAAGTTTCCAAAATGGCAAACGAGCTTATGAGGAAATTGTATTTGCTATGAAATTAAAAAATGTTAAAAATCCTGAAAAAGCTGCTAGTGAGTATTTGTTAGAAAAAGGAATAAAAGGCAACAAATATTTTGATGGTGATAGTAGGGCTGATAACACAGGTACTTCTAACTATGTGTTGTTTGACCCAGAAGATGCCATTATTGTTTCAAGAAATGATGAAATCTTAAAACAAATTAAGACACGCAATGTAGAACTACGTTTAGATAAGACTGAGTTAGATGACTTGTCTAAATCTCAAATTCAAGACGTTGAAGAAATGATTAATGCTGATGATGGCATGTTTTTGGAAGTTCCTTCATTCAAAACAAATGATGCAACTGGCGAGTTAGAAATATCTACTAGGCCAGCTAAAGAAGTGTTTGAAGAAATAGACAATCAAGACAAGGCTATGGATGACATATTTACTTGCGTTATGGGAGCAGCAGCATAATGGATAAGTGCATATTAACTGCTTTAGACGCTGGAAAAATTTCTAAAGAAGTGGCTCAAGAACTAGAAAGAGATATTGAACAATTTGTGCAGCACATGAATACAGGTGTTGGTGTTAATACAAGAGCTGCTCGAAAGCACGCCATTAAGAAAACATTAGAACAAAAGAAATTTCAATTGGCTAAAGATAAAGCAAGAGCAGCAAGTAATGCCTTAAAGAGAGCTGAAAATTTAACACAGTTTAATGCTCATCCAGAAAGCAAAGCCCAAGGTCTTGTCACTATGTTAGTTAAAGACCTTAAAGGAAGAGTAGCTGGAAACAATGTTTACTATAAAGCTAGAGGTTTAGTCGGTGGCTTTCATTCGCAAATTGCTGATGTAATGAATGATTTAAGAACTAAAAAAGCGGGTCTTACACAAGATACAGAGTTAGCTAGAAATATGGTGTTAGAAATATCAGGCAAAGACACAGGCAACGCTCTTTCTAAGAAACATGCTAAGTCAGTTATTAAGATGTTTGATTCAGTTAGAGAAATGTCAAACGCAGCTGGCTCAGATATACGCAAATTAGAAGGTTGGTTTCCACACAAATGGAATGCTGAAAGAACAGCAGCAGTTACAAAAGAAGTTTGGGTTAAAGAGATGTTTCCTTTAATGGATAGAGTTAAGATGAAAAATGACTTAGAGCTTCCGTTAAATGATACTGAGCTACGTGATTTGTTGGCAGCTTCTTATGACACCATTACTACTAATGGCATGAATAAAGTTCAAGCTGGAACAATGGGCAAAAGGTCATTCGCCAATAGACATCAAGAACATCGAGTTCTTTTATTTAAAGACCCAGATATGTGGATGAAGGTCAATGATAAGTATGGTGAAAATAACTTCTATACGACCATTACAGACCACATAGAAGGCATGTCTGTGGAGATTGCTTTACTTGAAAAGTTTGGCACTAACCCTGAACTTGAATTTAGATATTTTATGGACTTAGCGAAAGCAGAAGAAAAAATTAATAATAGAGGTAAAGTTAAATTTAAAGATGGATTAACTACAGGTTTTGCTGAAGCTATATGGAACGTAACAACTGGCAAAGTTAATCAAACTGGGATGCCTTGGTTGGGCCTTAGATTGCAACAATTTAGAGCTTTACAAGTGGCAACAGATTTAGGAAGCGCAATGCTTTCTTCAATTGCTGACTTACCTTCTGTAGCAGTTACTGCAATGTTTAATGGCTTACCTGTAGCTAGAGTTATGAAAAAATCTGTCAAGGTTATGGCATTAAATAAATACAAAGTACAAGCTATTAGACAAGGATTAGTAGGAGATGCTTTTACTTCTAGAGCAAGTGGTTTAAATAGATTTTCTGATGTCAATGGTGAAGATTGGTCTACTATTCTTGCTGACTTTACACTAAGAGCTTCAGGCTTATCACCTTGGACTGATTCATTAAGAACAGCTTACGGAATGGTTGCATTTGAAATGATTGCTGATATGTCTACTAAAAATTATGGTCAGCTATCTAAAAGTTTTAAAGCTGGCTTAAAGCGTTACGATATTGGCCCAGAAGATTGGGATATGATTCGTGATACTGGTATGGCAAAGTTTGAAGGTGAAGATTATTTTGCTTTAACAAATATGACAGATAGGACTGATATTAGTGCTGATGTTGCCAATAGATTAAACGGTAAAGTTCAAAGAATGATTAACACTGAGATTGATTACGCTGTGTTAATGCCTGATGACAGAATGAGAGCTATTGTTACAGGTGGAAGAGCGAAAGGAACTGTTGGCGGTGAAATCTTTAGAAATATTTTTATGTACAAAACCTTTCCGATGCTTGTAATAGCTAATCATTTATACAGAGGTTTTACTCAAAACGGATGGAAGTCAAGAGCTTCATATTTAGCACAATTAACTGTTGGCTCAATTATTTTTGGTGGCATGGCCTTACAACTTAAAGATTTAGCTAAAGGTCGAGAATTAAGAGATATGTCAACACCTGAATTTTGGGGCGCAGCTTATATGCAAGGTGGCGGTGCTGGAATTTATGGTGACTTTTTGTTTGAAGACCAAAACAGATTTGGTGGTGGACTATGGTCTACATTGGCAAGCCCTATGATTGGAACTATAGAAGATATTGGAAAACTAACAGTTGGAAACATACAAGATAAAGGAAAAAACATGGGTAGAGATGTTGGTGAGTTTGTAGCAAGACACACTCCAGTAGCTTCATCTCTTTGGTACACCAGAGCTTTACTAGAGCATGCTTTGTTTGATACGTTACAAAAGATGATTGACCCTAAAGCTGAAAAAAACTTTAACAGAAAAATGAAGTCTAGGAAGAAAAACTATGACCAAGGGTATTGGTGGAAGATGGGAGAACTTACTCCTGAATTTATGCAATGAGAAATATAGGACAATAACATGGCAAATATATTAATTGGAGATATAACTCCTAAAAATCAATACACAGCTTCAGCTAATCAGACAGTGTTTGCTTACAGCTTCCCCATCTTTGCTGATGCTGATATTAAAGTTTATGTAGGTTCTACACTTAAAACTTTATCAACTCATTACAGTGTTTCTGGTGCATTAAGTGCTAATGGTGGAAATGTAACGCTAGGAACTGGAGCTTCAAACGGAGACATAGTTACTATTTATCGTGATATGGCTGTTTCAAGAACGTCTGATTATCAATCAAATTCTTATTTTTTAGCTGAAACTCTTAATGATGATTTAGATAAAGTTGTTCTTATGGCTCAACAAGTTGAAGAACAAGTTAATAACGACACAATAAAAGTGCATAAATATGATGTAGCAGCAGATTTAACGCTGCCATTAGTAGCTGCTAGGAAAGGAACAGTTTTAGGTTTTCATGCCACAACAGGCGCACCAGAAGCTGGCCCTACTATTGCCAACGTCAATTCTTTAAGTGCCATCACTGCAAACATTAATACGGTTGCTGGCATAGCTAGTAATGTGACCACAGTTGCTGGTATATCGGCCAATACATCGACAGTTGCTGGAATATCGGCAGCAGTATCAACAGTTGCTGGTATCTCAAGTGCAGTATCAGCAGTAAATTCTAATGCTTCAAACATTAATGCTGTTGCAGCAGATGCTAGTGATATTGGGGCTGTTGCTGGCAAGGCCACAGAAATTGGAAGATTAGGAACTTCTGATGCCATTGCTGACCTTGCTTTATTAGCTACGAATGCTGTCGTTGCAGATTTAGCAATTCTTGGAACTAATGATGTGGTCGCAGATATGGCAATTCTGGCAACCTCAGATGTCGTAACAGACATGAATGTTTTGGCCACCTCTGATGTTGTCACAGACATGAATTTGCTGGCAACTTCCACAGTAGTTGGCAATATGAATTTGCTCGGAACAGCAGCAGTGGTTGAGGATATGGGAATTCTTGCAACGTCCGCAATTGTTGCAGATTTAGCTTTATTGGGTACGTCAGATGTTATTGCAGATATGGCTTTATTAGCCACGTCAGATGTGATTTCAGATATGAATGCGCTTGCAACTTCAGACATCATCTCAGACTTAAATACTTTAGCAACAAGCGACATCGTAACAGACATGAATTTGCTGGCTACGTCTGCCAATGTGAGCGCTATGGGTACCCTAGGAACTTCGGCAAACGTCACAGCAATGAGTACAGTTTCAGGAGCAATAGCAAACGTCAACACTACAGCCTCTAACATTGCTGGTGTTAACTCTTTTGCAG